CTAAATGAGGATAAGTAATCCGACGGAACGGCTAGATATTGATTACTTGAGGTTGTGGATGCCGTAGCATTTTTTCGAAAAAACTCTAGATCAATAGCTTTCAAGATACGCTCTTCAGCCGTCTTTATAAATGTAGGCAAGTGCGTAACGAAAGAAGTCTCAGAATTCTCAGAATAATCCTGAATTGCTGTTTTTAATGTTGCATATGTAAAACTCATGACGTTGACACCGTAACTGTCCCTAAACTAGATGTAAGAGTGCCTAGGGAATCTAATTTCTTTCCTACTATACCATCTCCATAATTAGTATATACCACAAAACTCGTTGTTTCTATAGCTGTGTCTGGTCGTGATATTCTTAATGCTTGAGGGTCAGAAATAGTCCTAGAAGGTTCTAATTGTGGATGTTTCGACTCATATTCATCTCTGCCAACGAGGGAACCGTTCCACTCACGTTTCATGTCTCTTAATCGGTAACGCCAACCAGACCTATCTGAAATCCCGTATGCGTTTTTTCCTGATGCAAATCTTGTCATTATGTCCTCAGATATTGAATACTAGGTTGTAGTTTAAGAGATACTCTGTCCTCGTCCTCGTCTGCTGCTCTTTGGAACTCTTCCTCATACACAACCTTTAATAGTTGCGTTCTTTCGGGTGCTTTTTTAAGCGAAAGATAATAAGCAAGACCCGCAACCATACAAGGAAGAAACCTAAAAGGAGCATCCGTCGTATTTTGCAACGTGTCAGCATCTTGAATCCTGTTAACATAATAATAAACTAGCGTGTAGGTTGAAACATCTGGAGTGGGCCATAAAGTAACAGTAGGTGTTACCTGTCTGTCATAAAAATACTGACTTGGACGACCTGTTGAGGTTTTGTTGGGGATATTTAGATATTCACTTCTGGATATTCTACTTATGGAATAATCAACACTGCTAGAGTCTCTTACAACAACGTCTAGGAGATCCGTGAAATTACTGGTTAAAGTATAAGAGGCATCGTTTGCGGAAAGAGCTTGTGTTCCTTGGGTAACTGTCCAGAGGTTTAATCCTCTGTTTGCCCAATCAGCGAACATCAGATTAAGAGATCGTCTTGCTGTTCTAGCGTCGTACCCTGTTCTGACTTCTACTCCACATCTCTCATACGCTTCTTCAATAATCTCTGCTACGTCAAGATCAAAATCTCTAGAACTAGAAGTTGCCATTTACTTTTTCCTCTTCTTCTTGCCACGTTTCAACTTCTTCTTCTTAGTAGGAGCCTGATTCGTTGAAACTTGCTTTTTCATTTGAAATCGACCCATTGCCATTTCTAGCACTCCTCTTGACGAACTCTTCCCATAAGGGCTTCAACATTTCATGGTTAGCACTTATTTTCACAGCCATAACTTCCGTTCTTTTGTCTACTTCTATTAAAGTCCATGCCATCCAAGATAACAAGCCGACACCCGCTACTGTTGTAATGCTTATGTATATCTCTTTCATCATGCGTAGAAAAATGTCATCTGGGTGATTGTATCAACAGTATATAATACTGTCATACCATCCTCAAAAAGAACACCCTCGTCTGGGAGATTATACGAAATGTTAGTGTTATCGGTTCCTATTGTTCTTGCTGTAAAGACAGAGCTTCCTGATTCTGGAGTTCCATTGTAAAAACTAATCGTTCCCGCAGTGCTACCAGAGGAAATAGAATACCCCTTTAATCTGACTCTACCCGCGAAAACAGCTTGAGCAGCCGTTGCCTGACTACCTACCTTAATATTCCCGGCATACTGAGCCGAACACTCAACAGCCGTTACTGTCTTGAAGTACTTACTACCATTTACTGCTTCCGCAGAACCAGTAGATGTAATCACCTCAGAGAGACTATCTCCATGAGTGTCTGTTCCTGTTATTGTTGTTGTCTTGCCATTGTCACTTGTACCCGTGGTCGTAACAGCAAGTTGCCTTGCTCCACCAGAGGCAAAGGACGCATTAGCCAGTGTTGCTGTAGTATTTGGTCTAGCAGCAGTAACAATAAAATCGTCGTCTGCAACAACCTCGTCACTTATTGTTATGACTTTTACGTCTGAACGCCCTGCCATATTATTCTCCTATAAAAGTAGGGGGCACGAAGCCCCCCGTTAATTATGCTTCGTATCCGTATAGTTCTATTAACAACTTACCTGCTGTATAATCAGCATCTGTTGTAGCACCTAGAGTTAGATACAAATACTCGTCTGCCGCAGGAACGGCTGTTAAAACAACAACACTACCTAATGTAGCGTCACCTGAGTTAACGAGTAGAGTTTCTGTCAAGCTACTGATAGCACCATCTTCAACACCAGTACCTTCAGTTGCTGAGTGGATGTTAATATCTGGGTCACCGCCCGCAGGAGCTTCAAAACAAGTCATTCGACCCGCTAGGATTGTTCCGTTTCTGGCAGCCGTAATTTGACCTATGTGACAAACATTAGATGTTCCATCAACACCAATGATGTCGCCACTAGCAGTTGATCGCAGTCCTGTAAGATCTATAAGAATACTGGTTTTAATGATACCACCTTCCCTAATCACAGAACTTTTGTAGACAGTGCCTGTACCACCCGTAATACCTGTACCTGCTTCTGTAGCCATTGTATTAGCATCAAGCGAAGTAAAGCCTGCAGATGAAACGGACATTTGTGTTGTTTCTGCACCTGTTGTTGCAGCGGTGGCGATAGAAGAATATCCACCCTCAGAACGTACTGTTCCCTTAAAAGTTGTATTAGCCATATTTACCTCCAATCTGGCAATGTCTACCACATTATGTGGTAGTTTGGATAATTAGAATATAAAACAATTCCACACAAAAAGAAAGGGCGATTTTACTCGCCCTTCTAGTTTGGGAGGAAACTATGAAAGTTAAGCTCCTGGTGACCCAAATACACAACGAGGATCAGAGAACCCGAAAGAATATCTCTCACGAGCCTTATACCTCATGTTACCTGTGTCGAAGTCAGCTTCCATGTTAGTCGAAAGAGGTGTTCTCTCGAAATGTAAGAAACCTCTTGGGGTGTCAGTCATGATGAAGAAAGCATCAGTATCTGTTAGGAAGTCATTCACAGTATATCCCTGTGGAAGCATTCCCATTGAACTAACAGCATTCACGTCATTGTCAGCAGTCCCTGGTCTCTGTGAAGAAGCCATCAATCTCTCAGCAGTAAACTGTAGCTGTCGAGGAATGATAAGCTTTGTACCACGGAGGGCGACTTTTAGACCACGCTCATCAACAAAACCGGCAATTTTGATCAACGCATCTTCCAAAGAAGTTTCATTCAAATCAGCCGCAGTTGAAGGCTCGTTTGCAAATGTGCTTCCGTTGGTTAATGGATGATCTGTTGCACACAGTTCTTTTCCGTCTCCACCTTTTACAGTTGAGTCGAAAGCATTGTTTAGAACTGCAGCAGCTTTCACCTGCTTTGTATGAGCCATTGATCTCGCCAAGGCTTTTGTATACCTAGAAGATAAACGGTCATAGAGGTTGTCCTCTACCGCTTCTTCTGTGATAGCAAAAGCTAACGCAATGGTTTCATGATTGTAACGGGCAGTAAATGATTCTACTGCGTCGTCAAAAGTTACAGCCGATCCTTCCGATTTGGTCGGGGCTGCTCCGAAGCCTGACAACATCACTTCTTCTTCGAATGCTCGATCAGAAGATTCTGTTGTGTAGATTTCAGAATGTTGGTTTTCGTACCTGGAATACTCCATGCCAAATAAAGCATTTAGACCAGGCTCTAACTCTTTAGCGAGTTGTGCTCTTGAAATAGCCATTACCTAGTCTCCTTATACACCAGTTGTTGAAACAGTACCACCTGCGATAGCACCATTTGGAGAGTTATAGTGATTGTTCAATCGAACAACGGCTCCAATACCCGCTGCAGCAAAATCTGCATTCTCCGGGTTTTCTTGCCATCCCATAATCCTCATATTTAAGGTGTTAGTGGTATTTATTGTGCTAATCGCCAAGGCACCTGAAGACATACCTGATGTGGTAGACCCAGAAGTACCTGATGAAAAATTAGCGTTTGCGAAGACAGCAGCTCTCGCTGTTGCCTTACTTGTCCATGAAGCATCCGTCGCAACTAAGAATAGTTGAAGAGGATCGTCATGTATCCAAGCTTTGACCGGGTGGTTGCTATCTGCACCAGATCCGGGCCAATAATTGGAATATACCGTCTCACCGGTAGTTGAAGACACATACTCACAACCGTGGAACGAGCCAAGCAATCCAACAGTTCCCCCTGCCGCAGCACCAACAATATCAATATAGCCAGTACTTAATGGAATTACAGGAGAACCTTGATAGATTGCATTAGAGTTGCCGTTCGCGATTTCGTAGAATGTGTATCCAGACGCACCAGTGCTGTTGGTATTCATACCTACCTTACCGATAGGTTTAAGTCCAAATGCACCATTTGAATTTGCCATTGGATTTCTACTCCTTTAAAAAGCGTTAATTTTTAGGGGACTCATTGCGACCCCCGAATGAAACTCTAGTCTGTCGATCATTTGTGATTGGCATCGAAGGATGCTGCTCTTTCATTAGATCGCTATCAACCGCAGTCATTTGTTCACGAGTTCTACCTCGATAAAAATCATTTCTCTCACTGACTGTTTCGAGAGGCATTCTTGCAAGCATTAATCCACCTGTTCCTATTATTCCTGCATACTTTCCATCTTCAATGGTCGGCACGTCCCTATTGGGGTATTCGTCTGCTCGTACTGGTTCCCACCCTTCGTCGATCTTCGCATGGACGTTAACTTTATCGTCCTCTCCACGAGTGGATATGCGAATCCATCGATGCTTATAGCCCTCTGGGGGTTCAGGTGCATTTAACCTGTTTGGTGGTTGCCAAGGTTTTCTGCGTGATGTTGTCTCACGGGTCTGTTCTTTTCTCGGTGTTCTATCTGTCATGTCTTAGTCCTTCACATATTTTGCGTACTCTTCGAGAGGTACTCCAAGTTTTTTAGCTATCGCTATTTGAGAAGGCGATAGTTTTACCGATCTTCGCTTCTGTTGTGTACGAGACGCTGTGGAGTTCGCAGAAGCGACCGTTGCTCCGTTGCTCGTTTTCTTTTCAAACTTATGAGGAAACTCTGATCTCATACGTCTGTCAATCTCACTATAGTACTCATCGCTCTCCGGGTCAAACCCTTCTTCTTGAATTAATTTATTATGAAATACAAATGCAGCCTGAGTCATTATCTCGTTATCCCCAAACCACACATTTTTCTCAGCCCAGTCTTTAGCCTTCGGAGATACATCAACCTTCTGTTGTGGCTGTTGTTGTGGGGTTTCAACGGGTTGAGCTTCGGAAGTTTCGATTTTATCTTTAGCTAATCTATACCGTTCCTGCTCTATGGTAATCTTTGATAATGCTTTCTGAGCTTCGAACATTTTTTCTGAGTCCCCGGCTTGGTGGGCCTCGGAATACGCTCTTTTCGCCTGGACTTCCTGCGATTCAAGCCTAGTTCCGTACTCAGATAAATACCCTTTATCAAGGTTTCCAACACGTTGTTTAAGGTGTTTATTCTCTTCAAGGAGTTTCTGGGACATTCGGACAGCTTCTTCTCTGTCTCTCTCTTCCTTCCTATACTTCTCCGTAAGCTTTTTTATACGAGCCTGAACCTTAGTACTGTAATTGTCCAGTTCGTCTTCTTTGGGTTCTTCTTTCGTCTCTTTTGATTCTTCTTTCGTCTCGACGACTTCGACTTCTTGAGACTGTTGCTCTTTAATAGAGGGTGCTTCTACCTCTACCTCTACTGTCTCAGCTACTTCTACTTTCTGTTCCTGTTCCATAATATCTCCTAAAGACTATAAATATCGTCGGGGTGCTGAATCGTAGCAATAACTTCGTCATCGTTAATAATACGAACTTCGCCACCCTCGATCTTGAAACGTGCACCCGCATATCGACCTATGCAGACCCAATCACCCTCCTTGCACCAAGGTTCGTTCTCAGAAAACTTTTCCTTGTCTTTATATGCTAAAGGGCCTACCCGCACGACGTATGCAACAACAGTGGCTAACGCCTCTCTTTGAACAACATCTTCGGGCATAAGTACTCCTCCCTCTGTTTTGCCTTTACCTTTATAGGGCATAACAAGAAGTCTCCAACCCGTGGGTTGTGGCAATCTGTCTTTTAAGGGGAGGTTTGGTTCTTTGTCAGGGACTTTGTAAAAGTCAGGAACTAATAATTTGCTCGGCATCTTCTATTCTATTCTCCAGCAGGGA